CTTTATCTTAGTGCATTACCTGTGCCACAAACAACCTTAGCTTTAACCGATAGGTTGGCGGTAAGAATATATGTAAACAATTCGGGCCGTACAATTAAACTACATACTGAAAACGGACACCTTTGCGAAGTCATTACAACATTTTCGACAGGATTAACTGCGCTAAACGGATTGACTGCGCAAGTGCAATCATTTGCAACAGGCACAAGCGGAACGGACTTTGCTATAAGTTCAACAACTGCAACGCACACATTTAATCTTCCAACGGCTTCGGCTGCAAATCGTGGAGCTTTATCGTCTACGGATTGGAGTACATTTAACGGCAAATTTACACTTCCCGCACTAACAAGCGGCAGCGTTTTATTTTCAAATGGCACTACAATAGCTCAAGACAATAGCAACCTATTTTGGGATGACACAAATAATCGTTTAGGGATTGGAACAGCAGTACCTAGCAATAAACTTCACGTATCTGCAGACACAAATAGTATTATAGGTCTTGGACGTTTTGAAAATACAAATGTAGGAACTGCAGTACAATCAAGATTTCAATTAGTTTCCGGAACCGCAATCGCACAGTTTGGATTGTTTGGCTCAGGACACTCCACTAACCCACGTTTATTTAGAATAAGTGGTTCTAGCGACGGTGGGGATATGTATTTAGCAACAGCGGGAATTGATAGATTTGCTATTACCATAGCAGGCAACGTACTAATAAACACCACAACCGACGCAGGCTTTAAATTAGACGTAAACGGCACGGCGAGGGTTGGTGGGGTATTAACTGTTGTTGGGAATATACTACCATCGGCAGGGGCTACTTATAATGTAGGAAGCGGAGGGATTTCTTTTAGTAGCGGATATTTTAAAAATACTGTTTATTCAAACCAATTTGCATCTTTTGATTCGCATTTATTTCTTGCAAATTCAGGTGTAAACTTTGCTCGTTTTACAAACACAACAGGAAATTTAATAATTCAAAACGGCGGAACTTATACCGATATTGCCTCAGCACGATTAACAGTAAACTCAACAACGCAAGGATTTCTACCACCAAGAATGACAAATGCACAACGTTTAGCAATTGCAACTCCCGCAGTGGGATTAATGGTATATTGCACCGATGTAGTTGAAGGCTTATATATAAACAAATCCACAGGGTGGACATTCATAATTTAACAAATAAAAAAATGGCACAAATTCAACCGATTAATTTCCCCTTTACAGGCGAAGCGACACAACTAAAAGTTTTAATACTTAACTTTGAAACGACTGCAACCACTTGCACAACTTATAACGAACTATTAACCGATGAAGGTGTAATGTGTGCAAATTGGAATTACACGCTAACCGACGACGAATTTGCAGCGTGGGGCGAGGATAACACGTGGATTGAGAATTGCGTAGCAAAAGACAAAGGAATTATAATTTTAACATACTAAAAATGGAAGAGTTAAACGTACTTAAACAAGCGATTGAAATCGCGGTAAAAGCGGGCGTATATCAAATGGCTGACGTGGTTGCTTTGTCGCAAATATTGGATAAATTAGCGGCTAAATTGCAAGAAGATGAAACAAATTAAGGAGCATTTACTGCCGATTATTTTAATCGTTTTGGGTATACTTGACCAAACGACTGACTTGCTTGTGGAGTTGATTAGTCAAATGGGCCTTCCAGTTTACTGCGGCACAATATTAAAAATATTAATTATTACTTTGGGAGGAATTAAATTGTACCTTTCGCAGCCAAACAAATTGAACTCATGAGCATTGAAAGCGAGCGACTCGACCGAATAGAGCAGCACATCAAAGAGATTAAAAAAGATAGCGAGATTCGCTCAGCCGATATAAAAGAGATAAAACAAGCCCTACTCGGGAACGACCTCAACGGATTTCGTGGCCTTGTTTGGAAAATATCAGACATCGACACGCGAGTGATTGATTTGGAGGAGAACGACGCCGAGCTTAAGGTGTACATCAAACAAGCCAAAGTCATCGCCGTAGCGTTTACCGCTGCGCTTGTGACATTATTATTTAAAGCATTCTCACGATGAAACTACTACTTAAAAGAATTCACAAAACTGAATTTTCAACTATTGGGGAATTGTATATAGATGGACTTTTTGAGTGCTATACCCTTGAGGATATTGAGCGCGATATAAAAATAAAATCAGAGACGGCCATCCCTAAAGGTAAATATAAAATAATGATAACGATGTCAAACCGTTTCAAAAGATATATGCCTTTGTTTTTAAATGTACCAAATTTTGAAGGTGTACGCATACACTCAGGAAATACAAACCACGATACTGAAGGTTGTATTTTAGTAGGTCAAACACGATCAAAAGATTTTATTGGACAATCTCGCAAAGCTTATGAAAAATTGTTTAAAAAATTACAAGCTGCAAAAGATATAAGTATCGAAATTGTCTAAATCATTAATCACATACAAGGGCGAAATCGCTCGCGAGTATATAGCAAAGTTCCCGAAGTCATCGACCTACGCTATTGCTCGACTATTGCATAAAGATTACCCGATTGATTTTAAAACTTTTGATAATGCGCGCGGTATTGTACGAACACATCGCAACGAACATACTAATAGACCACAAAAAAACGCAATCGGAGAACGAACGGAACAAGAAAAAAAAGACTTTATGAAAACAAGCTCATTTGAATTACCTGAAAGTGATTACGAGAAGCAAGGCACGGTCATCGTTCCAAACAAAAACATTTTATTTTTAACGGACATTCATTTCCCCTACCAAAACAACGACGCGCTTAGACTCGCTATCGACTACGGCAAGGCTGAGAATGTCGATTGCGTTTACTTAAATGGGGACACTATTGACATGTATATGTTATCGCGTTTTATAAAGGATCGTCGATTGCGCAATATGGCCGACGAGCTTGAGATGACACGCAACTTTTTAAAGAATTTGCAAGACCACTTCCAATGCCCGATTTATTTTAAGATAGGCAACCACGAGGATCGCTGGCAAAACTTCCTAAAATTACAGGCTCCCGAGTTGTTGGGCATTCCTGACTTTGAACTTGCTACGATTTTACGCTTTGGCGAGTTCGGAGTGCAAGAGGTAAAGAGTAAACAAATCGCAAAAGCGGGCAAATTGCCACTATTGCACGGTCACGAATTTTTCAGCGGGTTCGCGCCACCTGTTAATCCAGCGCGTGGGCTTTATATGAAAGCAAAAGAGTCTTGTATTATAGGTCACCACCATAGAACAAGCGAACACACCGAGGTTAATCTTAGCGGAGACGTAACTACTACCTGGAGTGTGGGTGCATTATGCGGATTATCTCCCGAATATATGCCCTACAACAATTGGAACAACGGATTTGCACACATTCGCGTTGAGAAGGGCGGCGATTATGAGGTCAATAACTTGCGAATTGTAGAAAATAAAATCCGATAAAATGAGATATTTATTCATATTGCTATTATTGGCGAGCTGCGGGGCGCGTAAAGTCAACAAAAGCACAACCGAGACCGAGACTAAAAGCGAGATTACTGTTGTTGATTCCACAAAAGTATATACAAATGAGATATCCGAAGGGGATATACACACCGATGAGTTTGAGATCACGCCAGTTGACACGCTCAAGCCGATTGTTATTATAGACAGTCAAGGCAAAAAGACCACAATTAAAAACGGCCGTATTAAGAAACGAACGCAAATAAGCCGATTTAAGGCGGTTAAATCTACAACCCTACACAATACTCGCAAAACTCAAAAAACTGCGACACAAACCACCAAAGTAAGCGAGAAACACACCGAGCGCACTCAATCGTTTTGGTGGTTGTGGTTGATCCTTATTATTGCGGCTATTCTCTACATTTACCGCCGCTTTTTTATCTCCCGTTTTATTTAGAATTTGTATAAATAAGCATTAAAAACAAACTTTTTTTAATTTTTTGTTGTTTAATTAATTTCTTGTTATATATTTGTACTCAGATAACAACAAATAAAAACACAAACACTATGAAAAATTTAAGAACTCAAGTAACGAATTATTTAATATTAAAAGGAAATAATATTAACGATGTAGATCAAATGATTGAATTGCATTTTGAAGAAGCAAAAAGATTTAACGATGTAAAAACCATTGCTAATTTTATTAGAAAAATTTATTAATATGAAAATAGGAGATATAGTAAACTATTTTGGAAAAGAAGCCGAAGTAGTTTTATTTAATAATTCACACGTTGTAATTAAATTTAAAGATGGTAGTAAATTATGTACAAAAATAACAGGACTTAATAGATAAGAATATGACACCAAAAGAAAAGGCAAGAGAATTAATTAATAAATATAAAAATTCAATAATATTATTTGATGATGATATAGATTCTAAAAAATGCGCAATAATTGCAATTAATGAAATGACAAAATATATACCTAATGTATATCACGATGATTTAATAAAAGAAAAATATTGGAAAAAAGTTAAAAACGAAATAAAAAAACTATGAAATACTTTTTATCACATCGCAAACCGCAGTACTTTTTTTGTTTAATCTTGGCCGCTTACTTTATCGGTCAACTAATCTTTAGATCATAATGGAAAACTTAGAAATCGAAATCAAAAAACACGAGCGCGCCTTGAAAATCCTTGAGGCTTACAAAGAAAGTGACCGACGCTACAACGACCACCTGAGAAGGTTTACCGAACACGAAAAAATGTTTGGTTGGGATATGAGTTGTTGGCACAAAAAACAAATGGCAGTTAACCTTAATATTGGCCTTAGATTGGCCCGAATGTATGAGAACTTATAGACTATATTACTACACCGAGCAATACGATGAGTGCTTTGATTATGACATCGACATCGAAGCCAGCAGCATCGCTGAGGCGATACTAATCTTCAACCAATCCTCAATAGTTTGCAAGCGCATTTGGCGCGTTGAGGAGTTACCATTTAGACACAAACGATGAGAAACGAACGAGGCGCAGGCCGTAAAACTAAATTCAAGGAAGGCACGCAAACAAAAATATTGCACAAGCTAATCCCAATAGACTCGGAAAACGAGGTAAAACAATCAATCGAAAATATAATACAAAAATGGAAAAGACAAAAGTAAACCTCAAAGAGGCTAAAAAGTTCGACAAATGGATGCGCAAGACCGTCAAATCGGTTTACTATTCCGACAACAAAAAAATGTGTAACGCTTATTTAAAAGTTAATTAAAATGGGAGCAACTGCAAAACTATTCTTAGAAAATTCCGAGGAACTTATCACGATGTACGAGCCATCGTTTACAAAAAAAGACGCAATCCTTACAGGCAAGCGAATGGTCGATAACGTACTTGAAGAGGGCAACGTTGACAAGCACATGTTTATGGCCAACATTTGCCGACTTAAAGAGGTCGTTAATTCAGCCGACGCGGAAATGCGTAAGCACTTGCCCGAGGAGAAAATGACTTGCTACGGCGTCGAGTTCACTCCAGTAAACGGCGGCGAGACAATCAACTACTCGGACGATCCGATTTATCAAAACCTTAAGGCAGACCTTAAAGAGCGCGAGGATCTGCTTAAATTGGCTTTAAAACAAACGCAAACAATTTTTGACGCTTATGGTAACGAGGTACCACAAGTATCGGTAACGCCTCGTAAATCAAGTATAACATTAAAATTTTAATTATGGAAGTAGGAACAAAAGTAAGATTGCGCGAGACAAGTATTTTCGTTGCACTGGATGACCGCCACAACCCAAAAGATAAAGAGGGGACAGTTGTCGAAATAGGTAACGAGTCAAAAGACAAACGCCGAACGCAAGAGCTGCCGATTGTAGTTGATTGGGGTGGATTTACAAATAGTTACCGTTATCTCGATTTAAATGAGTTATAGTAGAGCATTAGAGATAGCCGCCAAAATCAAAGACGTTACAACTGTTGACGTCTTTGAGAAGCGGCGGACGCTCCAAATAGTTGACGCTCGAGCGATGTTTTGCTACATTTTACGAGTTGATTTAAAGTACAAATCGGTTGAGATTAGAGAGATTATACGAGAATTTAGGCCCTACGATCATGCGACAGTCTTATACATGGTCAAGATATACGAGAGCGACGTGCGATATAGACGCCCCGACCTGGAGGAGTTACGCCTGCAACTAATCAACAAATACTCGCCCTACTTTGTAATGCTCACAAAGGCCAAAGCAATCGAAGACGAGGACTTAATGAATCAAATAATAAATTTTATAGAGAATTATGAAACCACAAAACAAAAAAGAGTTGATCTTTGTGACGCGAGCTGCAATTGAGGCCGCCACACTTTTACTAATTATAAGCGCAATAGGATGGCTAATTTCACACCTTTAACCAGGAT